CCGTTGGTCAGCGTCCAATCGTTATTCACTTTTTTGCGGTCCGGCCTGTTCCGGAACCGGTCAAACAGCCCCATGCGACCGTCCTCCCATCGTTACACAAAGAGCATGTCCCGCTGGTCGTAGATGCTCTCGTTCGTTTTGTTGCCGTTTCGGATCGCACGGTCGAGCGCCATGACCAGCGCCACCGCTCCGTCGATCTTCTCCGTTGATTTCTCTTTGTCCATCTTGATATTTCCGGCCGGGTCTTTCCGGACGGTCACGTTGTCCATCATCCACCGGAGCACCGGGTTGCCTCCGTGAGCGATCCGTCCTTCAAGGACGAGTTTCATCAGCTCTTTGGTCGGCGGACTCATATCCCGGAAGCCCTGACCGAACGGCACCACCGAAAAACCGTCATATTCGAGGTTCTGCGTCATCTGCGTGGCGCCCCATCTGTCGAACGCGATCTCCCGGATGTTGTAATGCTGGCCCAATTCGTTGATAAACGCCTCGATGAAACCGTAGTGGATCACGTTGCCCTCGGTCACCTCAAAGAGACCTTCCCGGTGCCAGACGTCGTACAGAACGTGGTCACGTTTGGATCTCAACTCGATGGTGTCCTCGGGGAGCCAAAAGAACGGCATCACCGCGTAGGTCCCGTCCTCCGTGTCCGGAGGAAAGACCAGGACGAAGGCCGTGATATCCGACGTGCTTGAAAGGTCTAATCCTCCGTAGCAGACCCGGCCCTCCAGGCTGGCCGGGTTGACAGGCTCCGAGCAGGCATCCCACTTCTCCATCGGCATCCACCGGACCGCCTGCTTGACCCATTGGCATAGCCTTAACTGGCGGAACGTGTTCTCCTCGGAAGGGTTCTGTTTCGCCTGCTCGCACGCCTCCCGGACGCGCTCGATCGGGACGGTCACGCCCAGCGAGGGGTTGGCTTTCTTCCAAACCTTCGGGTCTGTCCAGTCGTCATCGTCGTCCGCGGCGTAGATGACAGGATAAAATGTCGGATCTTTTTTCCGGCCTGCCAGGATGTCCTTGGCCTTGCAGTGCTGCTCGTAGCAGACGGACTTGGTGTCGTCTCCGGCCGTGGTGGTGTAAACAAATAACGGCTGGCGCCGAGCGTCGCCGGAGCCCTTGGTCATGACGTCGAACAGTTTCCGGTTTGGCTGGGCATGCAGCTCGTCGAAAATCAAACCGTGGATGTTGAAGCCGTGTTTGCTGTAGGCTTCCGCGGACAGGACCTGATAATATGACCCGTTTGGCAGGTAGATCATCCGCTTCTGCGACTCGATGATCTTGATCTTCTTCCGGAGGACCGGGTTGTGGGCCACCATTTTCGCGGCCACGTTGAAGCAGATCGCGGCCTGCTGACGATCGGAGGCGCACCCATAAACCTCGGCAGCCGGTTCATCATCGGCGCAGAGCAATTTGAGAGCGATCGCGGCATCCCAGGACGTCTTCCCCATTTTTTTCGGGACCTCTATGTATGCCTGCCGAAACTGGCGGAGGCCCGTCTCTTTTTCAACGATCCCGAACAGATCCCGCGTGACCTGCTCCTGCCACGGAAGGAGAACAAATGGAACGCCGTCCCATTGTCCGACGGTGTGGGTTAACTGATGAAAAAAGGCAACGGCTCGATCGGCCTTTGCCTTGTCATATTTGGATGTGGGCAGTTTGAATTGTGAGGGCTTGTATGCCATGTCCCTACACCTTAACCGCATGATTTCCGGTGAACTGTTCCCAGCGCTTAACCGCCAAATCGCAGTAGACCGGATCTCTCTCGATGCTGTAGCACTTGCGCCCGAGCTGCTCGCAGGCAATCATCGTCGTCCCGCTGCCGGAAAACGGCTCGAGGACGATGTCGCCATCGTCGCTGTGCATCTTGATGCACCGCCACGGCAGTTCGACCGGAAACATGGCCGGATGGAGTTTGTTCGCAGAAACCGTGTTGATATCCCATATTCCGGCATATCCCCATGCCTTGCGCTCTTGCTTCGTCAGCCGTTTCACGAACTTGTATGCATGGCTCGCGAATGCCATCAGCCATTCGTAACTCTGCTCGTTCGTCGGCGTCCCGTCGTTGTCTTCCTTCTCGAACGCCGTGATATATTCCCATTGCTGGACTGGCTTGTTCGTGACCAAATGATACGGCCCGACGCCGAAGTTCATGCCCTGCTTTTTCCAGATCCGAATCCATAGCGGCTTGAATCCTTGGTCCTTGAACAGCCCAATCGAATAAAAACTCGTCGGCTCGATGAACTGGGTTCCGGTCGGATACAGATCTCCGAGGTTCCAGCAGACAACGTCGCTGTGGTTCGTGATGTTCTGTACCACCGGCCGCATCGTGTCGAACCACGGCTCGATGCCCTTCTCCTCGTATGACTTCCCAACCCCATACGGAGGCGATGTGACGGTCAGCGTCGCGTGAGCTCCGCCCATCAATCTCTCGAACACGTCCGGATCTGTGCTGTCTCCGCAAATCAGTCGATGATCGCCCAGCATCCACACATCACCGGGTTGCGTGATTGTCTCGCCGGATTCCTCAATCTTCCGCTTCTCGTCTTCCGCGTCGTAATTGTCTTGTGCCGCCCCGGTCGCATAATATCCGTTGATCAGCTCGTCCGCCTCCGGTGCATCAAATCCCGTCAGCGTGACATCCATGTCGCTCTCTTTGATTCCCTGAAGCAACTCGGCCAATTTGGCCTCATCCCATTCTCCGCCGATCTTATTCAGCGCCACGTTGAGCGCTTTTTCATCGTTCTCCGACAGATCCACGATCACGCACTCGACCTCGTCGTGGCCCAGCCATTGCATGACTTTCAGCCGTTGATGGCCGCCCACGACGTTTCCCGTCCGGCCGTTCCAGATCACCGGCTCCACGTAGCCGAACGTCTCGATCGATCTCTTGAGCTTCTCAAACTCCGGGTCTCCCGGCTTGAGATCCTTGCGCGGATTGTATTCCGCGGGGGTCAGATCCCTGATCTTCTTCGTCTCGATATTCATTTGCCATCGTCTCCTAATCGGCCAGCAGCGCCATCATCGCATCGCTCGGTGATGCCCCGCCATAATCTTCCGTGCAGTTTTCCCGCACGACTTGGAAAATCGCGTACCATGCCGCGGCGGCCTGTCGCATGAACTTCTCGGACATCTTCACGTATGGACTCTCGATCGGTGCCCCTGTCGTCGGGTGCTTTGCCAGGAATCCGTAGGTGCTGATAGCCTCCTGGCATTGAATCCACCGGGCCTGCGCAGTCGCATATGCGTAGATCTGCTGCATCGTGATCATGCGCTCGCATCCGCGTTCCTTCAGCCATTGGTAGGTCTGGTTGACGATCTGTTCCGCGCTCCAGTCGCGTCCGTTCTGCTGCTTCGCTTTGAGCCAGTCCTCGACCTTGGGCATCTCCACCCCGTCCGGGGTGTTCCCGTTCGGGAGATTCGGAAACACCAGCACCGGGCCGGTCTTCCCTTCCCGGATCTTCTCGTGGAGATCCTTCTTCGCCGGACCGGAACGAGGCCGTGCTCCGCCTCGCATGGTGCCGTCTTTCGCCATTCTTTTTCGCCTCTCTTTGTCTCCTTGGTTTCGCTTTGGTTCGGGTTCGGGTTCGGGTTCGGGGTGAACCGGAACCGGAACCGGGTCAACATATGGTTTGAACCCCGGATTTCCTCCGCCTGTAGCCACCCCGCTATGTTAACTTTTGCCGCACAGAGATTGAAACGGGCCCTGGTACTTGGCCAACTGGTCCAGCCCCACCCGGTTGACTTCCTCGTAGTTTTGCCGGATGGAATTGCAGATCACGTGCGCCAGCCGAAGATTCTCAACATCGTCCGTCCCACCATTGCTCTGTGGCTTGATGTGGTCAAGGCTTCCGTGCCATAGTATTTCCGCATCCGGAACGATCGGGAGCCCGCACAGCTGACAGATCCCGCCGTCTCGCTCAAACACTTCGGGATATTTTGACAGATAGTGGTTCGATCCTCTGTGTCCAGAATATCCTCTTTCGCGGGCTAAATGCTTTTCCATCCTGTTCGCACATTTTTTCGAGCAATAAACAGGATTCCCTCTCGTTGAAGTGAATACTTCTCCGCACATTTTGCACGTCACGACCTTCGCGGGCTTCGGGATGTACTCGTCCCGATTCCGTTTCAGGTTTCCATTGTACATGCATTCATTGCAGCAGTAGCGATGCCTTTTGTTGATTTGGCTGAACGTCCCACCACACCACTCACATTGCGCGGTAGGCTTCGGAGGCTTTGGGGTCGCTTTCAGTCTGATGCGCTCCTGCTCTTTCCTTTTCGCGGTATCTGCTTTTCTGCAATCCATCGAGCAGAACTGTTGGTCGTGCCCGTTTGTCGTCCGGAACACCTCTCCGCAATAACTGCAGATCTGTGGATGTGCCCGTTCTGCCTCTCTTTTGCACGGTTCCGAGCAGTACCTGCTCTGTGTCATTTTCCCGCGTTTCTTGTACTTCTTCCCGCGGAAGACCTTCCCACAGTTTTCACAAACGCACTCTAAATACATCTCGTCTCCTCACCACCTGCTCCCCTCCTCGATGCTCTTGCGCTCATGACATGAAGCACAGAGCGGCTGCAGGTTGTCCATCGACATCTTGTCGCCGCCTTGCCTGATCGGAACGATGTGGTCCACGACGGTTGCCGGCACGAACCGGCCCATCTCCTTGCAGGACCTGCAGAGCGGCTCCTGCTCCAGGACCGCTCTCCGGATTATCTGCCACGTCCGGGTGTGGTAGAACGCTTCGCACTCGTCGCCCTCGAGTCGTTTCCGGCGCGCTCGCTCGGTCTGCTTGAAGTGTTCATCACAATAGGTCCGGCCAGGGATTGCTCGGTTCGGGCACCCCGGAAAGCGGCATGGCCATTGAGGTTTGGTGGGCATGATCTCGTCTCCTTGTTTTCAAAATGTCC